AGGATGGTGGTGGTAAATAATATAAATGATATAAAATATTATTATTCATTATATATAATGAATAATAATAGTAATAGTAATAATAATAATAACAACAACAATAATGAAAATTTAATACAATCTTCTATATTAGAAAATACCATTTCTAATTTAATTTCTCAGTATTCAATGCATTATCATCCAGCACCAAATATTAATAATATTGATAATATTTTATTAAATACGCCAATTCTTACACGAAATACAAATTCATTATGGTCCTTTATTACTGATATTCAAAACTTTGATTCTGATTATACACAAGCAATAGAAAATTCTATGCAAGAATGTACGTCAATAAAACATGTTCTCTCTGAAAAAGGTAAACAAACACTAAAAACTATTGTATTTGACAACACAAAACATAAAATAAAAACATGCCCTATTTATCGTACGGATTTTAAACAAAATGAAAAAATCACCCAACTTCCCTGTAAGCACATATTTGATTCAGAGGCAATCTTGCATTGGTTAGAACATGAAAAAGCCGAATGTCCTGTATGTCGAACAAAATTACCTTCAAAAGAATTATCGATATCAAAAAACACAACCACACCGCCAATGCCTTTGTTAGAAAGCCATCCGTTTTTTTAAATATCATCTACGAAAATATCTTCATCAACAGTGTGTGGTGTGGTAGTGTTGGCATCTAGTTTTTCTTTTTCAGCCAATTCATCCGCCACAGCATCTTCTAATTCTACATTTGTATCATCCTGATCCATAAATATAGTCGTATCTTGGTAAGGAGTATCAGAAGAATCATGTATACCATCTGCACTAGATAATAGAGCAGTTAAATCAGCAGTTCCGCTTTTTTTAAGTGAATCCCGTTCACTATTAGAATACACAGTGAGCAAATCACATATTTGCTTACTATCAGTACTATTACCCCAGTCTCGAACACCTACCAATACCCAAGAACCCGCTTCAATGTGATTATCACGTTTACGCCTCCCCCGGAACTTTGCCCGAATAATACATCGCCGTGTCACTCCATCTGCGCAAATAACTTCACATTGAGGTCCACCGAATATTTTGGTGATTTTTGCATATACCTCTCCATCTTCCATTGCATAGCGAACCCCAATATATTTTTTAGGACCACTCTTCTTATTTTTTTTTCCTTTTATCACTAGTTTTCCTTTTTGCCGTGCCATTTCTAATATCTTTATGTTAATTAAGGTTTGTATCCATTTTAAACAATTAATAATATTTCATTGTATAATCTTCAGGAAACTGTACACTAGGATTACATGTAAACATTTTATTCCACCACGAGTGAAGGGACTGTTGTAAAACAGGAGAAATACTTTTGTTTTGAACAATTAATGGTTGTTCATCAAATTCATAACCAAACAAAGAATAATATTTTTCTAACATATCATCATTTGAAAATACAATAGAACGACTTAGATGATCCAAAACGCCTTGGCACATAGTGACTCTGTTGTTCCAAAGCAAAGAATATGCTGAATAATATTCCCAATGATTCCTACTGGCATCAACATAATCAAGTGTATTGCGACTTAATTGAAATGCCCCAATGTTAGCATTAATATGATAAACTCGTCGTACACCGAATAATTTATCGGGTGTACAGCAAATTTGTTCACTTTGCATGATCCAAGTCAAATCTTCGTTGGTTGGCAGTATATAAATATTGCGTTTGGGTAAGTAATCAGCTGGCATACTTAAGGTAACTATAGTAGATAATATAGCATGCATATCACATGGATAAGGGCGTGTATCCCAATACTCCTCTAATTTTTCAGGTTTTTCCACTAAACCCAGGGTTTTTGTAAAGTATAACATCAAGTGTTGAAATGCAATATCAGCAGTCCATGTATCAACAATTTGTTTTGTATAATATGCTATATTTTCAGGACATCGTTTTTCGATAGACATTAACCAAATTCGAAAAGGCAACTCGTGCTGTAAAGCCCATTTGGGTGGTCTTCCTTTGAATATTTTTGTAGGTGGTCCATTCGATAAAATATATTGTCGTAGCATAAAAACGGTATCTGTAGGATTAGATGCGTATACATTACGAATGATAGCGGCAATAGGCTCTATGCGTTTGTATGTTTGATATTCCAATTGTTTTTTTCGCATATAAGATTCTAGTTTTGGGTTTAGTTCTGCATAAAAGTCAAAATAAATGGTCCATAAAACATCAAATACATTTTCACCAGAGTAAAACAATTCAAAAGCCCAATAGTAACATTCCATACAATCTTTTTTTTCAAGAAAAGCGTGTACCAAACTTAGAATAACTTCATCTTTAGCGTACAAGAACCGAGTTAAGCAATATTTGGATAGTTCCATAGAAGAAACATGTATTGTATTGTTTGTTTAGCAGAAACAAAAACAATTCAATTTTATTTTCTATAAAAATATTATACAATATGAGTCCTAGAAAGGAGATTGATTGGCGTTCATTGGTAAGTGAAGAAATGAGCAATGCTAAAAAAGCCGGAAAACACCCAAAAGAAGGCATGACTGTTGCAGCTGCTCGTTGGAAAAAAATTAAAAGTGGAAAAGATTCAACGTACGTAGTAGGAAAATCTAAACCCAGACCATCAAAAAAATCTCCTAAAAAATCTAAAAAATCTAAACAAAAAGGCGGCGGGGTATTAGATTTTCTTGGAGGTAAACCCGATAAAGATTGCGCAACTGAAAATGAAGAAATACAAAAACTCAAAGCTCAACTAGAAACATTACAAAAGAAATCAGCACCTAAGCCTACGGCTGAGCAAGAGCCTGAGCAAGAGCCTGAGCAAGAGCAAAAGCCTGCTGCTGATGCTGCTGCTGCTGCTGATGCTGCTGCTGCTGATGCTGCTGATGATGCTACTGATGATGCTGATGCGCAGGGTGGCGGTGGTAAAAAAACCCGGCGTAGACGCAAGCGTAGCAGACGTACGCGCAAGCATAGCACCCGCAAACATAGCACCCGCAAACGCAAGCATAGCAAACGCAAGCATAGCAAACGCAAACGCAAGCATAGCAAACGTAAGCACACAAAAAAGAAACGCACACGCAAACACAAGCGATAATATCTATATAGTATATAAGTATGCCATATAGAACATCTATTCGTGTCCGCAAACGCAGAAGAACCAAATATAATAATAAAAAACGCCGTACATACCGAAAGTCTAAAGTCAAGCGCCACAGAACCAAACGCCACAGAACCAAACACCGAAGATATAAACGCAGAACTAAACACGTTCGTAGCAAAAAATATAACAAAAAACAAAGAGGCGGTATGTCACTGTTTTCTCCAGCACATGTTTCAGATATATCTTTGCTTGGAAATCAACATGGTTATATAACGGGTGTAAATAATTTAGGGGTTGCGATTTCTCCATGCACCGCATCTTGTTCTACCGCAATTCAAAATGGAAGTACAAAATGTTCTACTTCAATGAATTCTGCTATACAAAGTGCAAACACTTCTGTAAAACAAGCCACTCAAACACCAAATGGACAAGTTGGAAGAACAATATTAGATGCGGCTATTGTAAAAGCAACTGGGGAATGTAAATAGAATAATAGAATAATATAATTAAGTTTCATATAAAATATGATTAATTTTGGTTTGTGTTTCAATCAAACTTAATCTTTTTTTTGGATTTGGGTGTAAATTTTTACATAAAACAGTTAAATATGATTTTAATATTGAAATAAAATAAGCATTTGTTGTTTTTAAAAGTAAAATATTGCATATATTACAATACATATAACTAAAAGAATAAAGGTCCCATGATTTCCAATAATCAAACATTTTTTTAATTACATTATCTCTCTTCCAATTTTCAAATGTAGATAAATATTGGTGACATTCATGTTTCAATTCATTTAATTGAGATTCTGTATATATAGTATTTAGTTTGTTTGATTTCATATACATTTCTATAATTTCGGCAATATTGTCTTTACTACATATACTCGTATGTAGTGGGTCATTTGTTAACCATAAAAAATAATATATAACATACACTTCTAATGTCCATATTTCGTAGGCTTGAATAGACTGATCTGTTGCATAAAAATAAGGCTTAAGTTCTTGAATAGAGACATGGGCTATTGAAATAGATTTTTTAAAATGTACTATTCTAGGGGTTTGTGTAAGCGGATCTAACACAATATTTGTAGGTCTAATATCAAAATGAGCAATACCTTCTTTTTGTAAAAGTGTAATCGCAGAGAGAATATATCGAAAAGATTCAATTAAATGTAATATATTTTTGGATGAAGGCTTTGTTTCATAAATAAAAGAATCAAAATATAATTTTGAATCGCTAGGGATATTTAAAAGTATATATTGCTCATCTACACCTTCCACATAATCATTATCTATAAATAGCCCTTGTTCTGTTTTTTTAAGTTGAGCATCACATTCTGGAGAGATTGTTCTAAAAAAATATTCATAATTTGAAATAGATTCAACTAACTTTTTCATTGTTAATTCATTTCTAATTTGAAAATTAATTTCTTGCAGTTCAGTCATATCTTCATTTTTACAGTTTTCTTTTTCCTTTTTTTTTTCAGAAAAAAATATATTTCCAAAAAATTGCTGTTTTATTTTTTTACTCATATACATCCGCTATAAAATTTTTATATCTTATCAAACTTACAAAACAGTAGCTGTTGTTGTCCGACGATTTTCTACAACATATTCTTGTGTTGTATTATATTGATCATCCGTTTGCTTACCTTTTTCTAGATCAGATTCAGGGTCAAGTCGCAGCAAAGGTTCCCGTGGTAGGTGTGAAACAGAACATAAGTTAGTGATTTCATCTACAATTCTAATCGCAATTACACACATAGAGACCCAGGTGGAGGTATTGAGAATAATTACATTGTAAATTTGCATGCTGGAAACACATGTGTTTGGTTTAAAACAAACTGCAATGAGCCCACTCAGAAAAAGTACTATATTTATGATATCAAAGCTAATGTGTGATTTCACAAACTTTCTTTTTTTGATAAAAGTTAAAATATATAAAAGTGCAATAGGAGTAACAAATGTTCCTAGTAGATTTACAAAAAGTATAAGCCGCCCCATTGCGCATGTTTTAAGGATGTCAAAATCAACCAGAGTTCCAATAATTCCAAAAATAATTGCCCCCGCATAAACAACATATAGTGTAATTGTTAAAGCAATAATACTAGATTTACCGGACCACATAATATGATAATGTTTGAATGCATTTTAATCTTTTGTATTTTCATCATCAATTTTTTTGTTTTTAGCTTTTAAAAAGTATCGGTTTTTATACGTTTTTTTAATTTTATGTACAATATCCCGATTTGTCAAACCACTGTTTTTCTCACAAATCAATTTAATTTCACTGCGCAACATATCAGTATTTTCTTTACAAAACATATCAAGTCCTTTTGCTGGTGTATATTCTTTTAGAAACATATTTGCATGAATATGCTCATCCATCGCTTTAATAATAATATTACCCACACCCACATATTTTTTTCGTGGTGTATATGGTAGCTTTTCTTGCTCGTTTGTTTTCTTTGAATAATAATAACGTGCAGATTTGTATAGCTTACTCATGACATCGCCTTTGTAGTTGTTTTCACGTAAACTTCTTTCTTCTTGCGAAATAAGTTCTTGGTTATCTTCGCACCATTTTTCCCAATTTTCTTTGTATAATTTTCGATCGAAATAACGATTTGCCTGTGCAAACTGTTTAAGTTGTTGAGCAAGTTCTGGATGCGTATTATGGCGAAATGTAGAACTCATGGCAGAATTACTGATGTTATTTATGTTAATTACTTTGTTTCAATTTTATAAAATATGTAATTATTCTAAACAAGATAATTATATATATTTATTTATTTTTACCTTCTAACTCGAGCATGTGTTTGTTCCTGGTGGATGCGAAGCAGATGGGCAGGCGGAACCTTGAGTGCCCCCCGCCGACTGAAATATGCCATTAACACATCTTGCCCATCCCGAGCTATCACATATACAAAAGTCAGTTGTGCCGGTGAGACCTTGGCATCTCGGATCACCACCACTGTTTGT